TACTAGAAGAAATACTGAAAAGACCACAACAATGCGTTAGAAGAAAAGAACCATACGCCAGATGCGGAGGAAGAATAACCATAGAGCATACAATGGGAAGAAGGAGGGAAAGAGCATGGAACTGCATACTCTTATGTGAAAAGCATCATGGCTTAGGTAGGTGGGCAGACAAGAAGCATTTCAACAAGCAGATAAACTTACTGCACGCTTACTTACAAGCTACTGACGAAGACTTAAAGAACAGCAAACTAGATGGTCAACTCAAACAAGAGAAACAGTTTCTTTTACTAAAGTATAAGGATTTGATAAACTAGAACCATATGAGGGAAAGCAAAGACATTAAGTGTGATGTTTGCGGAAAAAAGCATACAGTGTCATACCCAGGGTTTCACAAGCAACACTGCAGTCACGAATGCTGGGACAAGTCCAAAGCATCATATGTACCTAATAACGCAGGGGGTAACGATCCTACCGCACGAGCAAGATAATTATGTTCAACAAAGGATGTTCCGCTAAGGCTACAGAAGAAAAGGCTATGGCTGAATACGAGTTAGCTTGAACAATTCAAGAAATCATATGGAAAAGAAAACATGGGGAGGAAAAAGGAAAGGAGCAGGCAGAAAACCCGGACAACTTAGATGGCGAGCAGAGCTTGTTCAGTACATGGACAAAGAGGAGAACAAGAGAAAGTTCTACAACGCTATTCAGAAGAAGTTAGAATCAGGTGACACCAAGATGATTACATGGCTTGGCGATCAGCTTATTGGTAAGGCTACTCAAACAGTTGAGGGAGATATGAATGCTGAGGTGGTGTATAATATAATCAGAGGTAAAAAATAATCATTATATGGAAATAAGAAAAGGAGTAGTTTATCAGTTAGGTACATACATTGCTTACGTTGAAATAGACGGAGTAAAGAAACAGGATAGGTTTAGTACAGAGGAGGAGGCTGATAAGTGGGTAGCAGATCAACTACCAAAGCCACCAGTAGTTAAGAAAGTAGTGAGGAAGCGCAAGACTACAAAGAAGAAGTAGTATGTGGCAATCATTCCTAGAGAAGATCGAAGGATTAAACTATGTGGTTCAGCGTAACTGGGACTATTTACCAGAAAGAACAGAAACACATGACGACATAGATATATTCGTTTCTCTAGAGGATAAAGATGAGATGCTGTTCTTCGCAGAACACTATGACTTCGTGGATGTTCGTTTCCCAGGAGACGGCTACTACCCGAAAGAGATAGAAGAGAAACTTTTAACAGACAGGAGGGAATACAACGGATTCTGGATACCAAGCAAGGAGGCTCACTTTCTTGCTTTGTACTATCATAACCTTGTTCACAAACAAGATAACCCTTACGGAGATCACCTAGAGTCACTGTTCCTTGAATGGTGCAAACCTACTAGGTGTGTTGATGAAGGAGTCGGATACTATGTATAGGTGTCCCTGCTGTGGCATAAGGATACCCAAAAAACTATCGAGGAATATTCACTGTAGCAGAAGGTGCTATAACTATGTCCTTGGTTTACAAAGGGAGGCTAAACAATGCAGGCACTGCAAGAAGGACTTGAGCGTCAGGCAAAGAGACATCCGAAAGCAATCAACATACCTTTGCCAAAAAGACTGCCCCGGACTATTGCGAATTAGACAAAGAGTTATCGCTATGAGTAAAACAGGAGCATCGGAGCGCTCGATGGCAAGAGCGGCTCCTTGCACGCGCCACAGGGTGCGTAAAATTATAAAAGAACTTGTATGAAGCGTAGGTGGATACCAATAGAAAAACTAAGCATGTTCGATGAGTTTCACTTTGAAACAGAAGACGGATGGGATGTTGACGTTGAACGAGATGGTAAGACCAAGGAAGAGCATCAAGCAGGCATTGAATACTTGAAGGGGTTGATTAAGAAGTCAGCAAAGATACGACCCATACTGGTGCATAATATTTGGGATGAGGACAAGGAATACCGCCTCTTAGACGGTTTCAAGCGTACTATGGCTCACAAAGAAGCAGGAGAGAGGTTTGTGGAGGCGTTCATTTGTACACATACAGAGGTAACGAACAGTGTATTCGTCCCTTACCTACATGATGAGATGCGAGCAGAGAAGGGCGGACAGATGAAGGAGACGTTCCCGAAAGCTACAGAAGGCTATGAGCAAGAGGACTTTGATTACGAGACGCAAGAGTTTTTATACAAGAACCCCGATAAGCCTCACGGTATACGGATTGAACTAGCAGAGAGCATACATTGCCACTGGGGAGAATATGGACGTTATAGACTAGGGATGGGGCGAACAGACTTCTTGCAGTTAGCAGAAGCGATTAGTAGCATCAAATAGTATGGGGCTGATAGAAACAACATATTACGACGAGCTATGCTCACCAGTTCCGGCAAGAAACCCGAACAGGATCAGGGTATACCGCATGCCGAACAAAGAAGTAGTGATCCATTACAGGGACATGAAGGTCGTTTTACATACTGAAGAAGAGATACAAGAGTGGAAACGTGCGTTTAGCGAGGCAAAAGACAGGCTGGGTAATCACTTTAATAACGACATATGCGGTTAGCAGTAGCCAATGACTGGTACAACAAGAAGAGTGCAGTGTTCTTTAACAAGGATGGCTTTCTTCGGGCTATAGGTATTTTAGGCGAGGAATGGGAGGTCAAGTTCTTCAAGAAGCACGAGCAAACATTCACCATGCCTCACGAGTGTGGCTTTGATTTACAGTTTCAGCCTAACGTGAAGCAGGCGGTGCTTGATTGGAAGCCAGACGCAATTCTATTCTTCTGTGACTTCTCAAGACCAATTTTAGAAGAGTTTAAGGACGTGGACATACCGAAAGCCCAAGCGTTTACCGGTGGGCCATTCAGGGATCACGAAAACGTAGCAGATATTGTATTCGTGGAGTCGGACTCATACTTCAAAGACTTCCAGTCACGAGGGCTGAATGTTAAACGAGCGTTCGGAGTAAACACTCAGCTATTCAGGCCAATGCCTCAACCAAAGATATTTGATGCGGTGTTCCCTGCTACGATGGCAGCATGGAAGCGCCATGAGCTATTTGCTGAAGCTATGGGAGAAAAGGGGCTTGCTTGCGGTTTCTGGCAACCACATGAGCCACACGTCATTGAAGCACTGCAAAAGCACGGTACAGCCACCCTGCACCATCAGAACGCTGAATCTACAGCACTCATCTATAACATGGGTCGTACTTGTTTGATTACATCGCACACTACCGGCGGATCACAGCGAACCGTACTTGAAGCGATGGCATGTAACATCCCAACAATCGTAATGGCTGATAGCGATAAGACTTCTGAATACATACGAGATTGCGGAGTTGGAGGAATCGTTGAGCCAAGCGTTGAACGGATACGAGATGAGGTGAATAAGTGGAAAGACAAGGAAGTGAACACGAGGGACTGGGTAATTAAGAACTACTCGGAGTACGTGTACGCAAAGCAAATGAAGGAAGGAATATTATCTATATGCAAATAAGTGTTATAACACCAAGTATTAGACCGAAGGGACTAGAGGTTACGTTTAAGACCCTACAAAAGGCAGGGCATCCAGATATTGAATGGGAGTGGCTACCGAGACTATCCGTCCCCGGTAAAACCACAGACCTCGCTTACCAGATGAACACAGCACTCGACGAAGCAAAGGGTGAGCTGGTTGTGTTCTTACAAGACTGGATACGCATCATGCCTACAGGACTCATTAACTTCTGGGAGGCTTACCAAAAGGATAAGACCAAGTGTTTCACTGCACCTGTTGGGAAGATACAAGACGAACGGCGCATAATGACCACGAAGCTAGACGGCGACAATAAAGATATTAAATGGGATTGGAGACCCTTCTGGCCAGATGAGAAGACAGACTTCCACCGATGGGAGATAGACTGGGGGTGCGCCCCAAGGAAACTTCTATTAGAAGCAGAGGGATTTGATGAGATATACGATGAGCGAGGGTTTGGATGGGAGAACGTAGACACGGCGTACAAGATGCACAAGCTGGGAGCTACGTTTGGATGCTTGAACAAGAACATAGCGGTAGCATGGGATCACGACTCTCACGTGGAACACCCGTACAAGGACAAGCCGAACAGAGACCTGTGGATAACTCGCAAGGAAGTATTAGACCTTAAATATGGAAACGGTTGATGTAGAACTGTGGACACCGCACGTAAACCAGCAGAAGATCATAGATTGTAATAAACGGTTTGCGGTTATTGTGTGCGGTCGGCGGTTCGGTAAAACATATCTAGCAGTGAATAAGCTAGTAGAAGACGCTCTCGATACAAGGGGCGGGCTGTTCTTTTATATCGCACCAACATATAGGCAGGGAAAGATGATTGCTTGGGAGCTACTGAAGAGCCAAGCGCGGGTATTGCCGGACGTACTGGTAGCTAAGATCAATGAGTCCGAGCTATCCGTGGAGTTTGTGAATGGTGCAAAAGTCAACATTAAAGGGGCAGATAACCCTGATTCACTCCGTGGTGTGGGTTTGCATGGCTGTATCCTCGATGAGTACGCAGACATGAAGAGCAACGTATTTTCGCATATTATTAGGCCTACACTACTGACGACGCAGGGTTGGTGTTGGTTCATTGGTACACCAAAGGGATTCAACCACCTCTACGATGTTTACACCGAAGCACAGACAGATGAGCGCTGGGCGACGTTCCATTTCACAAGCTACGACAACCCCCTCATACCAGATGAGGAGATAGACGAGGTGAAGAAAAAGGGGAACCCTGACGTGTTCCAGCAAGAGTACATGGCGGAGTTTAGGAAGATGACTGGGCTTGTTTACAAAGAGTTCGATAGGCAGACTAATGCAGAATGGTATAATAAGACTAAGCCAGATCATTTTGCATCTGTGTTTGTAGGAGTCGACTTTGGTTTTACCAACCCATCAGCCGTTTTGGCTATAGGTCAAGACAGAGATAAGCGTTTTTATGTATTAGATGAGTGGTACGAAACAGGGAAGCTAACAGCAGACATTATATTGCAGGGTAAGCGTTTTATGTCCGATTATGGCGTAAATTACTTCTATCCTGATTCGGCTGAACCTGATAGAATAAAGGAGATGGAGAACGAAGGACTCTATGTTCGGGAGGTAAACAAAAGCATCGTTCCAGGTATTGACCGCATACGTTCCTTAATCAAGGAAAAGAGGCTATTCATTAACCCAGCGTGTGCAAATACCATTTCAGAGATAGAAATGTACCGATACCCAGAAGACAGGGACGGTAAATCTAACAATGAAGTACCTATTGACGACTATAATCACGCACTTGATGCACTTCGTTACGCCATATTCTCTCACGACCCAGTGGACGTTTCCTTGGATAAAGAGGAATTGAGCCTATTTAACGAAGATTACACATAATATGCCGATTAAGCAGGATATTTCTGACAAAATTATAACAATGGTAGACCGAGAGGTATCGGAGTGGCAGGACGCAAACGTCTTTGTTACCGATAAGATCGCCTTTCACATGCGAAACCTCATTAAGAAACTCAGAAAGAACTTCTGGGGGATATTCGATAAACCGAATGACCCATCAGACGGCAACAAGAAAATTTGGATACCACTTACAGAGAGTGTAGTGGACACGGTGGTAAAAAACATTGACCTTGATACAAAAGACATCAATATTCGTGCGAAAAAGGCAGACGCTATTCATTTGACCTCTATTGTGAGGCAGATTGTGAACAATTCACTGGAAGAAATGGAATTTGGGCAATTACTTGATGATTTGGAGCAAACAGTAGCTATTGACGGTACAGCCGTATGGAAAACGATTGAGGTCACAGGATCAGACGGCAAGAAACATGCAAAGGTGATACCGGTAGACCTGCTAAACTTTTATATTGACCCAGCATCAGAGAACATCCAAGAGTCTGACGTTATCGAGCGGTCGCTCATGACGCAGGAGGAGTTCATGTCGATGGACGGATGGGAGAACAAAGAGGATATCGTAGCCTCTACAGAACTCCACAGAACAGACCGAGATCTATCAAACAGTGCAGGGAACACAAAAGCAACGCCACTTATTGAGGTGTATGAGCGTTGGGGTAAGATCCCGAAAGACCTTCTTACAGGAAAGGAAAGTGACAAGGACAAGTGGGTAGAGTCTCACATAGTTGTATCTGGACTGGATAGCGGAGGAGCGGTTCACCTTATCGAAGAAAACAAAGAGGCTGACCTAATTGGTAGACCGGTGAAGCCTTACGAGGAATGTTGGTACAAACGTGTTAAGTCTCGTTGGTACGGTCGAGGTGTAGCGGAAAAGGTGATGTGGATGCAACTTTGGATGAACACAACCGTAAACATCCGTATAGCAAGGGCAAGAGTTTCACAGTTAGGGCTGTTCAAGGTTCGTGCAAACTCAGGAATCACACAAAGCATGCTCTCACGGCTAACAGTTAACGGAGTTGTGAAGGTAAAGGACATGGGAGATATTGAGCAGATGATCGTACAGGAAGCGTCAGCAGCTAGTTACCGAGACGAAGAAACAGCGGGATCATGGGCGCAAAGAGTTACAAGTGCCTTCGAGTCTGTAACAGGCGAGCAACTACCAGCATCTACTCCAGCGACGAACGCAGTGCTTGCTAGTCGAGGAGCGCAGAGCGAGTTCGTGAAGGTAAAGGAACAGGTAGGATTCTTCTTGCAGAGGTGGATGACACGGCAGATTTTACCGATCATTGCACGTAATCTTAAAAGAGATGATATACTGCGCGTAACAGGAGATATTAGAGACTTACAGGAGACGGATAAGTACCTTGTAAACAGCCTACTGGCCAAAGAGATCGGTAAGATGAACAGCGAAGGACGACTGTTTGATATAGATAAGGCTCGGAAGATGCAGGAGAAAATGCTTACGAAGCTAAAGGCACAGAAAGATCAACGGTTCTTCAAGCTAACGGATAAGCCAGACTTTACGCAGTACGACCTCAAGGTATTCATTACGAACGAAGAGATCGACAAGTCTGTACTCGTGCAGAACCTTATCTCTGTACTGCAAACCGTATCCGCAGCACCAGACTCAGGACTTGACCCGCGACTAATCCTCGAACAAATATACGATGTTATGGGATTAGATGTATCGCAGCTTAGAAAAGAACAGGCCCCACCAGAACTACAGCAATTACTGGCAGCAGCTCAGGGGCAGACAGCAGGAGGAGTACAGAACGCGACAGCGGGTCAGGTTCCTAGCCAAGCAGGCCCACCGACAGGGACACCTCCTCTACCTAGTGCAGCCACGATTCAGCAAGGAGCAACAACAGTATGAGTACACTTCAAAGCAGGCTTACTCGTAAACGCAAACGCCCCAGCCTGGTAGAGAGGCTCCGCTCGACACAAGAGCGAGAAGATTCTGTACTAAACCAGCCACTCAGAACAATGGCTAAGCGAGTAGACCGCATAACAAATACGGAAAAACTATGACCGAAAGACTAAGCAAAGAAGACAGTGAGCTGATCCAAAAGCACGACAAGCTGAAGGGTCTGCTCTCATCAGAAGCGTGGCAAACAGTACGAGATGATCTACTGAGAAGTCTTGCTAAGCAAAACTATATTTCTAGGATTGACTTAACAGGCGAAACATCACCGGATGACTTCATGCTTAGGATAAAGGCGGTACAGCTTGCCACAGACCTCGTGGTGGAATGGCTAGATGAACTCTATAGGTTCGTGGAAGTCGTCGGCGAGAATAAACAAGCGTTTAACCGCGTTCAGGAAGAAGAAATGATCGTGAGGTTTACGGATCGTAACTCCGCGTAGGAGGGCAAAGCCCTCTCCGTGGGTCTATGACCCCAGTAAATCACTTTAACAACTGTGTATGAGTGGAGACATTCCCTTAGATGCCCTCACCGAGGAGCTTGGCGGCTCAGCGGACGGCAGCAAGGCTGTTGATACTAGTCAAGAGTCAGAAAGCGGCGAGTCCACGCCGGAATCATCTGATGATGTGAGAACCGCCATCTCACAAGCACTCGGTAAAGAGTACAAATCTGCCGAAGACGCTCTCAACGCCATTAAAGAAACCCAGAATTTCGTAGGAGAGGCTGGTAAATATAAAAAACTGGCAGAAAGAGTAGCTTCACAATTTGGAGGCGACTTAGATGAAGCCTTAAACAAACTCAATATGGACAACGAAACAAGTGCAGTGCCGGAAAAGGCGGAGGAACCAAGTGTGGTTTCACCGACCGATGATCTACAGAAGCAAGTGGAGGAACTACGTTTTCTATCGGAAAACCCAGACCTCAAGCCACATATGGACACTTTGCGAGAACTCAAGGGAACGACTGGAAAGACGTTGACCGAGGTAGCAGATTCCGACATTTTTCAGAAAGTAAAGGCTCAGGACGAAGCGTCGCAGCAGAAGAAGGTTTTACAACCTAACTCAAGACTAGGCAGTGCAACAGACGCAATGGGCAAAGCCAGAGAACTCGTGAACGAGAACCCTAAGGCGGCTCAAAAGATGGCCGTAGATGCCACTGTAAGTGCTATTTTCGGTAAATAGTCTGGTGTGCAGCCGTAATCTACAAATATGGCTGATACAAGAACTTTAATGTCCTACGGGGACGTATCGGCAAGAGAAGATGTAGTAATGAACGCAGTCGAGATCTTGACAGCAAAGGAAAATTATTTCCTTACGCGTCTTGGTCGAACAAAAGCAATCGACACAGTTCACCACTACCTAACGGACACACTCGCTACAGCAGCTTCTCAAGCTGTTGGTGAAGGTGAAAGTTACACAGCTCTTGAACGATCAACCCCTTCACGTCTAACTAACGTGGTTGAGAACATCGCGATTCCTTTCAAGGTTTCACGAACTCAGCAAGAAATTGACCACTACCATGGTCAAGACGAACTAAAACGTCAAACACAAAAAGCATTAGCAGAATTTGCTAACGCAGCAGAGTTTGACCTTGTACGTTCAACACTCGTATCTGGTGTTTCAGGTACAGCTCCAAAGATGAGTGGTATTATCGAGGCTATTTCTAAGTCTTCAAACACTACTGCACATACTTCTGGGACAGCATGGAGTGCTTCAATTCTTGATGGATTGATGCGTGACAACTGGGATAACTCTAACGGAGATATTGCAACAGAACTTCACATGGGATCATTCCTTCGATCAAAGACGGATGACTTCACACAGAAGAGTAACGTTGTGGTAAACAACGCCGCAGGACAAACGACTATCGTTCGTACTGTGTCAACTTACCAAACTGCATTTGGAACACTGCAGATCAACACTCACCGGTACCTACAGCAATCTGCTGATGCTACTGGACGAGTATTGGCTGTGAACCCAAGTAAACTCGCTCTTGCCTTCCTCAAGATGCCGTACATCGATACGGAACTTGCTCGTGACGGTGACTTCGACTTCTACGCGGTAGCAGGTAAAATGACGCTAGAGGTACAAAACCAAGATTCTAACTGGTTCGCCAGTGGGTTCGATAAGGACTAATGATTGGTTCCTTTTCCTCGTCTTCGGGCGGGGAGGGATGAGCTAAACATTATGAAAAAAAATCAAGTCAGTGATGCAAGGAGGTGGTTAGATAAACACGAGTCCGGCACGGGTACTGAGAAAAAGGTTGTGGGTGTCGTAAAGGAGTACATACGACTATTCCCTAGTGAGTTTGAGGACTTTAAGGGCGTAATGAGGCAAAAGAAGAGGAAGATAGACGGCGTGTCCAACAAGTTCGCACAGGTGCAGGGGTCAGATATTATCGAGCGTCACCTTGCCGAGTGGCCCGAGACCCTTGAAATGGCACTCAGACTTCAGCTACACAAGGACGAGTACGATTGGCTAAGAACAACAAAAGGGATCAGCTGGTTCCTCAAGAAATTTCCTGTTTTCCGTATAACCCATTCAATTTAATATGCAAGAACCTAAAATAGCTCTTTCAATGATCGTAAAAGCCTCAGATGATGAGGCTGAATTGCTAAAAAGATGTCTTACACACGCCGCACCACACGTTGACGGCATTTTTCTTACCATTACCGGAGAGAACAAGAAGTGTGAGGAGATAGCGAAGTTCTTTAAGGCGACCGTGAGTCACTTTGAGTGGGTAAATGACTTCTCGGCAGCAAGAAACTTTGCAATGGAGCAGATCACAGAGGATTACACGCACTGGACATGGCTAGATTGCGACGATGTACCTCGAAACTACGAGAAGATACGGGACGTACTGAAAGAAAACCCTGATGTAGACGCGTATAGTGTTGCGTACCTCTACGATTTTGATGAATACAATAACCCAGTGGTCGTCCACTACAAGGAGCGCATCTTCAAGAACGATGACTGCGTAACATGGAAGGGGGTACTGCACGAAGCACCAGACCCTAACAGACAGCTAGATATTAGGCGGTTTGATGGTATCGACGTACTTCACCTGTACGAAGATGGCGCACGAGAGGAGAAGAATGAGCGAAACCTTGAGATCGCAGAACAAGATGCTAAGGACAAGCCAGAAGACCCGCGAACACTATGGAACCTAGCATGCGCACTGATGGGTGCGGGAGAGATAGAGGATGGGCTGATCGTTTTTGAGGAGTTCATCGACAAGTCACAATCTGACGAGGAGATATTCCTAGCTCATATAAGGATTTCCGACATGCTTAGCGATAAAGGAAAGTTCCTAGAGGCGTTACATCACGCTCGCATTGCTATTGGTATGCGCCCAACATTCCCTGACGGTTATCACATGGCGGGGCGATCTTGCTACTTCCTTGATAGACTGGCGGAAGCGAGAGATTACATTGTTCTTGGGCTTGCTCAGATAAGCCACGGACACGATAAGCCGTATTCTCGAATGATCGTGTATAACCCCCGAGCATACGACTACATACCTCTTCACATGCTTGCAGCCGTTTACGACAGACTAGAGATGCCTGCAATGGCACTTGCGGCACTGCAGGCTTGTGCTGAGATCATGCCGAAGGATAAACAACTCAAGGAACGAGTAGAGCGGATGACCGAACGAGCAGAAATGTATGAAGAATACTATAAGAAAATAGAGAAGATTAAGGATCTGGAAGGTGAGGAGCTACGAAAAGCAATTGATGCATTACCTATAGAGATGCAAAGTCACCCGATGGTATGCAAACTGCGGAATGAAAATCTAGTGAAGACGGAGTCGTCAGGAAAAGACCTTGTGTACTACTGTGGCTATACAGAAGAGCAATGGGACGGTGAAACAGCACGAACCAAGGGGCTAGGAGGCTCTGAGGAGGCTGTAGTTAACCTCTCAGAGGCTTTTGCGGCGAATGGGTGGAATGTTACGGTATACAACAACTGCGGCGGTTCTGAGAGCAAAATAGGCGGAGTTACCTATAAGCCGTTCTGGATGTGGAACTATCGCGATAAACAGGATGCTGTGATTCTTTGGCGATCAGCGAGAGCGTTAGACCATGAGATCAACTCGGAGAAGGTGCTACTAGACCTACATGACGTGATCCCAGCAGGAGAGCTGAACAAGAGAAGGATTGCCCGTGTAGACACTATTCTCGTTAAGTCTATGGCTCACAGAGAGCTATTCCCTGAAGTGCCGGACGACAAGTTCAAGGTGGTACAAAATGGTATCCACTGGAAGGATATGCAGGGCGATGAAGAGCGAGATCCAATGCTACTCATCAACACATCATCACCAGACAGGTCAATGATGACGCTAGTAGACCTATTCGCAGAGGTAAAGAAGGAAGTACCAGAAGCAAGGCTGGAGTGGGCATATGGATTCCATGTGTTTGATTCTGTTCACGCATCTCACTCTAAGCAGGGTGAATGGAAGAAAGAACTCGTTAAGAAGATTGAGGAGACGGACGGGGTAACAGCACTTGGACGTATTGGACACAAAGACGTAGCAAAGCTCTACCAAAAAGCTGGGGTATTCGCATATCCTACAGCGTTCTTTGAGATTGACTGTATATCTGCACGAAAGGCTCAAGCAGCAGGAGCAGTGCCAGTTGCTACAGACTTTGCCGCTCTAAACGAGACAATCCAGCACGGAGTGAAGGTGAAAACGGATGTAGATAAGGAAAATTGGGGTAAACCGTACGCATTTGACTTCGGACTACAAGATGTGAAGGCGCGGGAAGAATGGGTAAAAGCATGCGTAAAAGCACTGAAAAACCCCCCTACTGACGCAGAAAGAGACGAGATGCGTCAAAACATGATAAAATATGATTGGGAGTCCATTGCGAACCAATGGATTGACTTACTTTCGTAATATGCAAGCAAACGACACAGCATTTGACAAAACGGGCGTTGGTGACGTGGAAATGGGGGCTAAATTGTTCAATTTGTTAAAGATTAACCCACTTGTCCTCTCAACAAACCCGTCTGATGCAGAGAAAATGAAGAGAATCATCGCCTTCGCTGAGAATTTTCAGGATTCAATCGGTGAAATACGACGTGTGGCCTTGAATAAAAGGAACAATGAGCTAAGCACGCTCGACGTAGTAGCAGAATATACAGATATCGCTACCAGAAGGCATGCACTACAACAAGAACTAGCACAAGCGGAAGCCGACTTACAACCATTTATTACATAGTATGAACGAATTTCAGATGATGGCAGGAGCACCACCAAAAAAGGGGCCATATGAAGTACAGGCGGCCGCCGATGGCAGCTTACCCTTCGTATCTGAGGGAACACTCACAACAAATACGACAATAAACATAAATGCAGGGCTTAGTGCGAATGCAAAGAACGTCTTTCTTATAAACGATGGGTCAAACACCCTAACCTACAAAATATCAGTAGACGGGACGACGTTTAGCGACGCTATAACGCTCAAAACAGACGAATACAAGGTATACAGGAGGGATATACATAGCATACAGCTTATCCACTCATCTAATACGGACTACAGGATAGAGGCATATGCTTAGTACAAGCGAGGTAACTTTCGGTACAAAAGGCGGTGGAGGGGGACTATCAAGCCCGTTCACGTCAGATAATATATATAATACAGATGTATTCTCCATTTTTGGTACAAGCAGTGAATGTTCAATAGGTCACGTTGCTACAGGAGCAGGA